ATATTCTTCTGAATTGAAAGATTCAAATGTAGTTGAAGTGGCTGTTGACGGAGATGGAATAGCACTTATATCTATAAATCTACCAACATTAATTGATGTGGCACTTTGCTTGGTCCAACTATTTGCTGAATCAAAGTTTCTATGATAAGGAGCTAAACTTGCTGATAACACTACTCCTAACTCGGTATTTGCGATACCTGATGCTTCTGCAATAATATCTAGACTAGCGGTTTCATTTTTAAATGGAATTTGCCCTTCACCAAATCTAAACCCGTTTAAATCATTGGCATTGTCTAATGTAATATCATATGATGTTTGATATCCTTCACCTGGTGGAGCAATTTCTAATTGGTCAGAAGCTTCAGAAACATGTAATATATAATCGGTACTACCATCAGATTCGCGATAAGTCTGTGCCACAACGTTGATAATACTGGCTTCAACTGATGCTGTAAATGGTGCACCTGCATCTATAAAACTTACTCCAGATAAACTAATGGTTGGTTCTGTACCTGTTCCTGACCACGAATATCTTAAATCTGGGTCTGGTGAAATTGCTGGTTCATGTACTCCATCATCATAATACCAGTCAAATGCTGTCCATTTCTGAGATGTATCATCATCAAATGAATGACTAAAATCAAGTTTATTGTAACCTTCATTTAACTTGGCATCCAATTCAATACGAGCTGACCAACCTTGATATCCGTTAGGATAATGTACTCCGGCTGCTGATATATTTTGGGATACACCATTAAATGGTTCAACTCGAGTTAAAATTAATCTTCCTTTTCCGGCATGTGTTCCAGTAAATGATGTAGTACCTGCTGAAAATCCTCCGATATTGTAACCTGATATTGTTTGACTTGTATCTTTAACTTGATGGTCAAAATTACTTTGCAGGTTAGCATTTACAACTTCAACACCATTAATTCGCACAATTAATGATCCAGAATCTCCATGATCAAATAATCGATCATTGTCTCCATAATTTCCGGTTGCATTTTGTGATATTGGTGTAAATGACATTGTGTAATTTGTTGGTCCCGTAGGAGTATCTTTGGCCATTACAATATTAGTAACAACAGATCCGGGAGCATCTCCTGGTCCATATGCATTTGTACCTAATCCATCGGCTAATGAACCTTCGTATAATCGTCTTGTATTAGAGTTGACTTGAGGTAAACTTATACCGGAATCGCCATATGGTTCTCCGGTTGAATCATGTGAACTAAACAAATTAGCTTTAGCTGAGCTCCAATATGCTCCATCCATGCTTTGTGGTCTGGCAGGAATAACTGAGAATGTTAAAGAAGAATTGCCAGATGAACCACTACCAGGTAATATATCCGATCCTGACACGTTTATAGTGAATTCTTTTACTTCGGTAAAATCGTCCATACTAGCATTTGATATTGTTAATGAACCGGTATCTTCATTACCTGAATCGCCAGTAACTGGAGAAAATGATAATTCACTCTCTAATTCGGTATATAATATGTTCAAATATTGAGGGAATGTTAATATACTTTCTGATGTTATTGGTGGTGCGGATGCTGATATACCAGATATAATATCTACTACTATATCATTTGCAGAATCATATGTCACATATTTGTCAATATCTACCGATGATGAAAAGAATGATGATCCAGTCTGTGGTGTTACGAATACAGATGCGGTACGTGGTCCTATTACTGTTATAATACTATCAGTTGGTGTTGTCTGCGAAAAAGTTGATATATCTGTATTTTTATGTTTAAATTCATGATCAATGTTACTAACCGTCAAAGTTTTTACACCTTGCGCCATTTCAATAGGTACAAATGATGATGTGTATGATGTGGATTGATTCCCATCAACTGCATACCATGAAGATGTTACGGAACTTGATACATCTGTAGATCCTGTATTAAATCTTATAGTATGTGAATTGCCATTATATCCGTTAATTGTAAATACACTTGCGGTATGATGTGGTCCAAATGGTTCAGCGATATCTGCTAACAGCCTTACGCTTGTTAATTGTTGTCTCGCAGTTTCAGTTGGATATCCGGCATTTATCGATTTAGTTGCTTCCGTTACAGTGTTACCATGCAGTATTGTGGTGGTACGAGCAGCTGTTCCTATACCAGAACCGGATACTGTTTCAGCTTCAATACGAAGATTTGTAATTGCGGTTGCTGGTGAAGGAGCAATTGTTAAGTTTTGTTGCGATTCAATTGATTTATTTAAACCATCTCCGGTGAAATCTGTATCTGCGTAAGTTCCTATTACAGCGCTACTAGTGTTGACAATTAATCCAATGCCATAGTCCCCGGCTGCAAAAGTAAAAGTATCATTAAATGACGATGTGTAATGTGTTACAAATTGCCCATTATTATTAAGCAATCGATCTGATCTACTTGAAGTATCTAAACTAGCGGTATGCAATGCAAATCCATGCTGTTTGGTTTCTTCGCCAATTACTGACATGGTAAATTCAGTTGGGAAATGAGCAAAACCAATTGGCTCAGTTATACTTGTTAATACTCGTACTCGTACTGCAGCACTACCAGACCAGATATCACCTATTGTATCTGCATCAGAAGCAGATATGGTACGATTGAATCCGTATAATAATGTTCTGGTTACACCGGTGGTACCGTTATATTCTCCTTCGGAAGAACTATAAAATGTTTCAATTTCTACTTTTGCATTTGAAACTTCTAACGGTTTTGAAGCTGATACTGTAAACCATGATGATGCCGATGTTAAATATATATTTGGATTCGACCACGCAGCTGGGTGCATTAAATTGGTAATTCCAGTAGGATCAATTGTCGTTGCTGCATTTTCTCCAGAAGGATGTAATCCATGAGCATAACCATCATCTGGAATTGCGTCTATTGTACTATCCGGATTAAATGCATTATGATGATAACCATGCCATATATTTGCGTAATATGTGGAAATATCGGTATCCACGTCATGCGAATTATTAGGTAATGCTAATCCTATCCATGATGATGTATATGATACTTTTAATTGGCTTGTATCAGGATCATATGCAGATTGAGAATAATATATATCTGCAGATGATGTACTAAATACTGGACTTGCTATCTTAAGAGATGTCCCCGTTGATCCATCAAATGCTGTATGATTTGATTTATTTATTTGAGTTAATATAGATGCCGTATGATGTAATGGTCCTACTGGTTCTTCTATATCTGCTAAAATACGGAATTGTAACATTGATGACGTAGAATATATACCAGGATGTCCATCTAATCCAGTTGTATTAGCTCTAGTCAATGTTTCACCATATAATATAGATCTTGAAACGTCAGAAGCATTATTATCTAAATTTGCAATATTTTGTCTACCAATATTAGAACCACCAAATGATTCATATTCAATTCTAACATTTTTTATAATTGGTGCTGCGGTATCATTTACTACCAATTGAGTTGACTCACCAGACGTTGTTACAAATCCACTCAAATCATTTGGTATATGAGTAATACTTCCGGAAGTATATTTCCATGTCAATGATGAATTATCACTTGATGATAACTGCCGACCAATCCATGATGATGTATAATGAGATACTAATCTATCTTGGCTATCATATGCAATTTCAGATGACGCAGTATCAGTTGATGCCGTTGAAAATATTCGTGAATTTGTAAATATTTCATCACCACCTGGCTCTGACCATTCTTCTGTAAATAAAGAACTTGTATGTAATGGACCTAACGGTTCAGTTATAGTAGTTAATATACGGAATCGTGATACTGAATGAGATGCATATACAGATGCAGAATCATGATTTTCAAATGAAGCCGAATCTGCTGTAGTATGTCTAGGTACGCCATATAATACCGTACGCATTGCATCAGTACTTCCTGTTTCTGAATACCCAAATGTCTCTGTTTCATATACAATATTAGTAATTGCAGTTGGTGTCGTATCATTTACTATCATTGTCGTGGGAGTGAATGAACTTGAATTTGCAGAATTTTCTCCGTACGGATCATGTTTTACAGTAGTTGATATGCTCCATGTATCAGGTGCTAACGCCTTTCCTTCAAATGATGTGGTATATTCAGTTACAAATTCTCCAACTTCTGTGAAGAATGATCGAGATGTTTCAAACCCGGCTGATGCAGTACCAAATGATATTGTTTCAGTTTTGGTAGCATCGTCGTTAAACATTTTTTCAATAACTGATGCAGTATGATGTAAAGGTCCTACCGGTTCTGTTATAGTTGCGGTTATACGGAATCTTGCAACAGAATGTGATGCATATGAACCAGAATTCACGTGCGATTCGTATGATGCAGAATTGATATCTGTGGTAGTATTTCCATATAACACTGTACGAGTACTATTTTGTGCAGGTATATTTGAATGGCCAAACGTTTCAGTCTCTGTTTTAAAGTTTGAGAATAAGGTTGGTTGGGTATCTTTTATGTTGATCGATGCTGATTTTATTATAGCAGTATTTAATACCACTACGCTTTCATCAACTGGTTCATGTGTTATTTGGCCTATTGTATATATCCAATTTGTTCCGGTATCAAAATTTGAAGATGATAATTGTTGTCCTATCCAGGATGATGTATATTCAGAAACTAAATTTCCATCTGAATTATATATAGAACTCGATGATTCAAAATTGTTTGGTTTTGACGTATCAAGAACAATATTATCAGTTACTGATGTTTCTGATAATTCTAATTCGTAAAATTCAATTTCAGATATACCGTATAAATCTGTATCCTCTATTTCTATTTTATAATAAGATATTGGAGTTGATACATTTAACGTATCACTTATAACATCATGATCAGAAACAGAACTATTTCCAATTAACGAATAATTCAAATTGTCAGTACTTCCGTAAATTTTCATTGGAACTGATATACCTAAGGTCCAATTAGATTTAATTATTATTTGCTGTATACGACGTGGAGTTTCAAATTTCCATACAATTGTAGTGTTACTATCACTTAAATTGACATTTGCATCAGTAGCGCCATCAAATAATTCTGTCATATCTTCGTCTTGAGTCGGAGTTACACTCAATACTTCTCCTAAACTATTCATGTCAGATACACGAGCCAATGTTCCGGTGTCTGTAGCATAATAAAGTTTTTGTATTGTTGATCCGGTAATATGATATCCAATCGGTTCGATAATACGAGCTTTAAATTGGAATTGAGTTACTGACTGCGATGCATATAATGAAGCGGAGTCATGATTTTCCCAAGACAAACTACTAGTATCTGCAATTGTATGATGCGGTACTCCGTATAATACCTTTCTTTGACTATCGCGAGTAGCTATTCCAGAATATCCAAAAGTTTCTGTTTCTAATAATATGTTATCTATAATAGTTGCAGGCGTATCATGTACTGTCATTATAGTAGCAACACCGGATGCGGATACAAATCCTGTTTCTCCGTAAGGATTATGAGTAAATGAACCTGATGTAAATGTATATTGTACTGATGTATTTGCAGATGCACTTAATTGATGTCCTATATAAGATGATGTATAACTAGTTACTAATCGATTAGAGCTATCATAAGCACTCGACGAATCAAATACATCTGTCGATCCGGTATGAAAATTCAATATACTTGAAGTACTATATATAGGAGAATTAATTATTTGTTCAATATTAGAAATATGATGTAAAGGACCTACTGGTTCTGTTATTCGCATTCTCATTTTAAATCGCGTTACTGAATGTGAAGCATATAATGAAGCAGAATCATGAGTTTCCCAAGATAAGCTTTGACTAGTTTTATTTGTAACACGGCGATCGCCGTATAATACTGTACGTAATGTATTTCTACTATCTACTTCCGAATATCCACACGTTTCTGTTTCATAAATAATTTGGTCAATTTGAGTTTTGGTAGTATCATTAACTACCAATTGTGTTGAATCTCCAGATGCGGTTGTAAATTTATTTTCCCCGGTCGGTTCATGTAATATGCTTCCAGAAGTATATGTCCAAGTTTTAGCAGAACCAATACTAGAAGATAATTGTTGACCAATCCATGATGATGTGTAATGTGCAACTAATCTATCTAGATCATCATATGCAATCTCGGAAGATGCGGTATCTGTAGATGCAGAACTAAAATGTATTGAAGAACTAAATGCTTGATTATCACTACTGTTTGTCCATACTTTTTCAAATAGCGATGCTGTATGTAAAGGACCAACTGGTTCAATAATACGAGCACGTATTCTAAATCTTGTTACAGATTGCTGGGCATATTCATCTACTTTATCATGATATTCAAATGAAGATGAATCTGGTAATGTATGATGAGGTACTCCATATAACACCGTACGCATTGCATCAGTACTACCTTCTTCTGAATAACCTACTATTTCTGTTTCATAAACAACATGATCAATTTGTGTAGGCAGAGTATCTGTCACTGTTAAAGTCGTAGCAGTAAATGAACTTGAATTTGCAGAATTTTCTCCGTACGGATCATGTACTACCGAACCAGTTGATATGCTCCAGGTATCAGGTGCTAATGTTTTTCCGATCCAAGATGAAGTATATTCAGTTACAAATTCTCCTACTTCTGTGAAGAATGATCGAGATGCTTCAAACCCGGAGGAGGCAGTACCAAAGCTAATAGTTTCAGTTTTTTCGGCTTCATTATTAAACATTTTCTCGATAACAGATGCAGTATGCTGCAAAGGACCTACTGGCTCTGTAATAGTTATTAACATTCGTGTTCTTGCAACAGAATGCGATGCATATGAACCAGAATTTGCATGAGATTCATATGATGCAGAATTGATATCTGTGGTAGTATTTCCATATAATACAGTTCTTCCAGATATCTGTATTGGTATATTAGAATGACCAAACGTTTCAGTTTCTGTTTTAAAGTTTGAAAATACGGTTGGTTGAGTATCAAACACTGTTACGGTTGTCGAATCACCAGATGCTGTTGTAAATCCTGTTTCTCCGGTAGGTTTATGTAAAATTGATCCAGAAGTATATTTCCATTGTTTACCAGAATTAAAGTCTGATGATGATAATTGTACTCCTATCCAAGATGATGTATATAATGATACAAATTCATTTGAAGAATTATATGTAAATGTAGCAGATGCTGTATCTGTAGATGCGGTACTAAAATGAATTGTATCATTTAATGATGTCTCTCCAGGTGCAGTCCAAACTTTTTCAAAACGTGATGCTGTATGTAAAGGTCCTATCGGTTCAATAATACGAGCTCTTATTCTAAATCGCGATACTGATTGCGATGCATATAATGAAGCAGAATCGTAATTTTTCCAAGACAAACTACTAGTATCTGCAGTTGTATGATGTGGTACTCCATACAATACCTTTCTAGTAGTATTTACACTTTCTACTTCCGAATATCCAAATGTTTCTGTTTCGTATACAATATCAGATATAGCTGTTTGGCTTGTATTATTAACTATCATTGTTGTACTAGTAAATGAACTTGAATTTGCAGAATTTTCTCCAGCAGGGTCATGCGTTACTGAACCAGTTGATATGCTCCAGGTATCAGGTGCTAACGCTTTTCCAATCCAAGATGAAGTATATTCAGTTACAAATTCTCCAACTTCTGTGAAGAATGATCGAGATGCTTCAAACCCGGCTGATGCAGTACCAAATGATATTGTTTCAGTTTTAGTAGCATCATTATTAAACATTTTCTCGATAACAGATGCAGTATGCTGCAAAGGACCTACTGGTTCAGTTATGGTTGCCAATACTCGAAATCTTGCAACAGATTGAGAAGCATAGCTTCCGGAATTTGCATGAGATTCGTATGATGCTGAATCAATATCTGTTGTAGTATTTCCATATAATACCGTACGATTTATTTCTTGAATAGGAATTTCCGAATAACCGAATGTTTCAGTTTCTGTTTTAAAGTTTGAAAATATGGTTGGCTGAGTATCAAACACCGTCACAGTAGTGGATTCACCACTAGCGGTTGTGAATCCTAATTCATTCGTAGGTTCATGTAAAATTGAACCGGAAGTATATTTCCAAGTCTCACCAGTATTAAAGTTGTTTGATGCTAATTCTTCACCTAACCATGATGATGTATAATGAACAACTAATTGATTTGATGTATTATATGCAATGTCAGATGATGCCGTATCTGTAGATGCGGTACTAAAATGTATTACCTTAGTTATTGGTGATTCATTACCTGCTGTCCATGCTTTTTCAAATCGCGATGCTGTATGTAAAGGACCTATTGGTTCTGTAATTGTTGCTAATACACGGAATCGTGTTACTGATTGCGATGCATATAATGAAGCAGAATCATGATTTTCATAACTTGAAGAATCTTCATTAGTTTTATGAGCAACACCATATAATACCTTTCTAGTAGTATTTGTAGATGGTTCTTTAGAATAACCAAACGTTTCTGTTTGATATCTTATATTTGTTATTTGTGTTGCCGGAGTATCATGAACTGTTACAGTACCTTCTTGTTGAGCCGCTTTATTTATTCCATTTTCAGACTGAGACTCTAACGAAGATGTTACATTCGCATCTTTTATTTGATATATGAAATCTTCAGATCCGCCATGATTTGATTCTCCTAGTTCGTTATTTTTACCAGACTGCCATGATGATGTATAATCTGTTACTAATCTTTTTTGAGAATCGTATATTGAGTTTATAAAAAGAAAGTCTGATGATCCTGTAGTAGCAGTTTTAATAGGATAAGTTGGAACGATTCCTCGTTGTATTGGAATTTGTATGGTTCCTACTGCTGGCCCTACCGGTTCTGTTACTTTAAATTTAACACGATATCTTAATACTGACTGCGATGCATATTGATCTGCTTTGATATGATTTTCAAATGATGATGAAATTCCTGATATTTGATGATTTTCACCGTATAATACAGTACGAGATGTTTCAGTTTCTCCAGTACTTCCATCTTCATTTGATGCACTATATCCATGTTCTTCAAACTCTATAATTCTATTTGTTAATTGAATTTGGTCAGTATCATGTACAACTAATTGAGTTGATAGTCCAGAGGCAGTTGTAAATCCGCTCAAATCATCCGGTGTATGTGTTATACTTCCGGAAGTATATTTCCATGTCAATGATGAATTATCACTTGATGATAACTGCCGACCAATCCATGATGATGTGTAACGCGCAAATAAACGATTTGAAGAATCATAGTCAATTGCAGATGAAGCTGTATCTGTAGATGCAGTACTAAAATGAATTATATCATTTAATGATGTCTCTCCAGGTGCAGTCCAAACTTTTTCAAATCGCGATGCTGTATGATGTGGTCCGAATGGTTCTGTAATATCTGTTAAAACGCGGAATCTGGAAATAGAATGAGATGCATATACAGATGCAGAATCATGATTTTCAAATGAAGATGAATTTGCCAATGTATGCCTAGGCACTCCATATAACACTGTACGTATTGTATCAGTACTTCCTGTTTCTGAATATCCATATGTTTCTGTTTCGTATACAATGTTAGTAATCTGTGTTGCAGGTGTATTACTCACAGATACTTCTGAATATGTTCCTGGAGTTATTGTCCGGCCGGCGTTTGTAGCAGAATCAAATGAAGCGCTAAATGTATACTCACCAGGTTTCAAATTGAAATTAATCCATGATGATGTGTAATGACCAACTAATCTATTTTGATTATCATATGCAATTTCAGATGACGCAGTATGAGTAGCGCCAGATCCAGTATGAAATTCAAATACATGAGAATGTGGATGACTACTAGCAGATGTTTCTAATGTTGATATCATTTTGGTATGATGAGGTCCAAACGGTTCTATTACAGTTGCTAATAATCGTAATCTTACAACCGATTCACTTATATATTCTGCAGATTTTTCATACCCTTCTAAACTTGATGTTTCTGTAACTTGTAATGATGATGTGAATCCATATAATACACTGGCAGTTCTTTCAAATGCTCCTTCACCGGTTAAAAATGATCCAGATTCTACTTCTACACGTATATTTGATATTTCAATATCTGGTACTGGATCAATTATAAGTGATGCAACTGAACCAGTTTGTGCAGAAAAATGTTGATAATCGCCATGTGCTATATAATTTGTATTGGCTAAATCAGATGCACGGCCAGAAAATCCGTAATTAAATGTTTGAGGTGATAATGCAAATGCAGTAAATCCTAAACTATGAGTTGGCGAATATCCTCCTACGTTAGAAAGTAATAGATCTGCGCCAGGTGCTAAAAATGTAGATGCAGTTGCACGAAATAGACCAGTTGCAGTACTTCCACTAAATCGGAACAATTGGAAATGTCTTCGAGGTATGCCAGAATCGCTTTGAAGACGTAAATGGACATCGCTTCCAGAAAATATTTTTACTGTTGTGAAATGTAGCGGATCTGGATCATAATCTGCAGGTTCTGTTATATCTGCCATAACTGCTACTCGTACTAATGATGAAGTATAACGGTTAGGTAACGTATCAATATTGTCACGTGTTATCACATCATCATATAACACAGTTGTTCTATACGATTGAGTGGCATACCCGGTATAAGACCCAGATTCGAATTCCAATCTAATATTATTGATACTGGCAGTATTTGGTGGTACAATTGACATGCTATATTCTATAGATGATGATTGGAATATATACCAGTTATCAAACATTGTCATTTCAAAATTTTCTTCACATGGTTGCATAGTAGTTATGTTTACTATACGATCATTGGTTCCAGAAGTTACATCATAATTTGTAATACTAGCAGAAAAGAATAATTGAGAATTTGGTATAGCTGATGCATTCGCGCCGGCTCCGGGTTGATCTGCATAATCTCCTGATTCATCAAATGTACCAGTAGCAATCAAAATTGATGAATCCGGAATATTTGAATCTGGATGAGTCATTGTCAATGCATAATTAGGTACAGTTGTTTCTACTGCTGTTGGATCGGTTGTTAAACGACTTGCAGAAAATATTCTAATAAAATCACCTTGATCTAAATTTGGTTCTTCTGATGCTGTAAAGTTCATAACATAATTTAAACTATTTGCATCATGTGCAATTTGTCGTACAGCATCGGATTGTACTGGTGCAATTATTTGTGGAGGCACATTAACGTACCCTTTTATAAATGCAGATGTATATACGGCTTGAGTGGATCCAGCACTACCAGTATCTGTTGCATATACTATATAACGATGTACTCCAGGTGCTAAGTCGTTTGTAAATGGAGCATTTCCTTGCGAATCTGGAGGATCTGTTCTATCAACACCTACATAAAAATCTTCAGAACCAGATTGTAATGTTTCAAATTGATTAGTAAGTTTAACAAAAACAAAATGATTTGGATTAAAATCTGCAGATGATGTTGTTTCTATACGATAATATCCTGCGGATGCCGTTGCACCAGCACCTGCATCTAATTCGGTGACATGATCAACAGATGATGCAGGAGAACCAGAAATACCAGAACCTGATCCGGCAAAAAATACTGCAGTTCCTATACCGGTTAAATTCGAACCATCTCCAATAAATGAATCAGCTTGAACTGTACCAGTAACGTTTATTCCATTTTTAAATTCAGCAGTGCTCCCTGATTGCACCCATTGACTGCTCGAAAATATATGCTTTCCCGCCATCTACATTATTCCGGATTAATTATAACTGTAGTACCTACCGTTGACGTTTGTTTTGATGCGGTACTCATTGCTAATAATAAATATTGATGAACGCCAGTACCTAATGTTTCTGTAACAGTATTTGTAGAGACTAAACCATTTTGAGTTCCTGTATAATCTGATACTTCGTTCCATCCATTAGTTGTTAATTTTAAAAATGTAAAATGATTTACGCTACCATTTGACGCAGATGCAGACAATAGAATTTGATGAGTGCCACCAGATCCAGTTATCCATTCATTAAATGTAGGAGGATTTCCTGAAGCTGAACCAAAAAATAAAGTTATATCTGATGTTTGAAAATTTAAATTACTTAACAGTGATCCATTACCTACTAATGTACCGTTAACAGAACTTCCGGATAATCCAGATTCAAATACAGCAGTTGATCCAGATTGTATAAACGATCCACTAAATTGCTGTACACCAGCCATTACATTTTCCTTATCATTGCCTTAATAACTCCGCCATTAATATTTGTTTCTAATGATTGTGCTATTATTTTACCAAATAAACGTTGTTCAAATATTTGATCAGGTGGTACCGCTTTTCCATAACCTAATCGATTGCTAGTTATAATATAATCACCTTCATATACAGGTCCATCAACTAAAACAGGCTCCGCTCCCATTATTACCGGATAATCAGATCCGGATGTTACTATTCCCATTACTAATGCATCTGCTTGAGCGTCACATGGTACCATTTGACCGGCTTTTGAGACCAGTACAGTACCTGTTTGTAGTTGACCTATACCAGTAGTTTCTAAATTAATCTCATGTATACCACCAAAGAAAGTATCTACCGCATATAATGCATCCCATTTAGCAGTCGGTGATCCTAAATCTCTAGTACCATCACCATCCGGAGTTACATCTGATGCAATATTTGTGAATGATGATATACCTTCTCCGCCAGCAACACTTCCTGTTGTATAAATTCTTCCATCTGCTGAATTTTGTACTAAAATTTTATAATTGGTAGCACTAGTTTCAGATGCACTAATATATAACAAACCACTTGCACTTATATCACCCGAGGCTGTTATATTAGAAAATTTGACATCACTACTCGTTATAGCAAATGATGCAGTATCCGAAGGAACTAAAAATGATGCAGTATCGGAATTAGTAACAAATGAAGCAGTATCAGAATTTCGTATATACGTATCTGGTATTTGAGTTATAATCTGTTTCCAATTGGATAATGTAGTCCATTCTGACCCACTTAATAATACATCACCTGATCCAGTTTGAGAATATAAATAATATTCATAACTACCGGTGGTACTAACTATAGTTCCTAAACGTCGTTTACCAGGAGCTGCTAATAATCCAGTACCAATTTTTGCTAAACTTTCAGAGTTAAAACTATCTATTTGTAATGTAGTACCTCTCAGGTTATTTGCATCCATAGATGCTTCCGAACCGGAGTTATTTACATGTAATATGGAACCGAACTTAACTGGCATTATGCATCATCCAATGTTAATGTATCACCTGCTGAATATGCATTTTTACCAGCTGTTTGATAAACGTTATAATTTACTTCATTACTATGTCTAGAGTGACTAGCCTCACCTAACAAAGAAAAAGTTCCAGTTTCAATTTGTACACCGTTTAATATTACTGATGATAATGTACCATATGTTGCTGGATATACTATATATGTGAAATTGTTGCTATTTGCTACACTTGATGGTAAAGTAAGTATTAATGTGTTAGGAAAATTAGTTGTACTAGTCGTGTTAAGCAATGTTTGGCTATCAGTTGTAAAATCGGAATCTGTTAATCCAGTACCAGTACCGGAACCAGATATATCTGATAATATATCTGCTAATACTGGATCATTTAAACCAGTACCGTCATTTGATGATCCTCCAAAAAATATCGGATGTTTCCATGTTATGCTATCAGTTCGATCGTTTGTCGTCGTAGTCGACGTGCCTTCTTCATCAGTACCATTCAAGAAAAATGTGGTAGCAGCTGCAGTTGTTTTTCTTAAAGTAAAACTATCAAATGATATTGATGTTCCAGAAAATGCTAAATTATTGAATGTAATGCCGGCAGATGTTAATGCTAATGAAGCAAATGGTGCGCCGTTACTGTCACTACTAGTAGCAAATGTTCCACCGGTGGCTGTATCTGTTTCACCAACTTCCAATGTACTTGCTAATCCGCTTATTGTAAACGAATTCAAAGTAGGTACTTGATATTGTACTAACATTTGTCTAAGAATACTTTCTATAGAAGATCCAGCATTAAATGTCGTTCCATTAGTAATACCACCAAAATTTGAACCTAATGTCACAGTCAGTCCTGATTGCAAATTTGATTCTATAGAGCTAGTCTCGGAAGTTGTAACAAAAGAACCTGTCTGTCCATTAAATGAACCGGATATTCCCGCCGATGTAAACGGCGATGTTGTTAATACATCAGATCCATTTATTTGTAAACTACTACCAGAAATAAATACAGATCCACTAAATTGATGAGCGTCAGTGACAGTATCACCAAATATAGTCGAACCACTACTAAATGACTGAGTCATATAAGTTACTGATGATGATACTATGTAATTTTCTGCAATTATATCACCCAATGCAGTTATATTATCAAATGTAGCATTTTGATTTAATATTGCAAATGATGATGTACTAGAGTTAGATACCACATTCGATGTTAATGCAAATGATGCAGTATCGGCTGGTATTAAAAATGATGCTGTATCCGAAGGAACTAAAAATGATGCAGTATCCGAAGGAACTAAAAATGATGCTGTATCCGATGGCACTAAAAATGATGCTGTATCCGAAGGTACTAAAAATGATGCTGTTTGAGAATTAGTAACAAATGAAGCAGTTTGAGAATTAGTAACAAATGAAGCAGTTTGAGAATTTTGTATATAAGTGCTTAAATCTTGATCACCGGTGTTAATACCTGATAAATTAGATCCGCTAATTTCTCCGGATGCTGATATACTAGTAACACCTATTATTTTATTAGAATTTAAATTTAAAGTTTGAGTTGCTGTATGATTTCCTAGGTCATCGCCACCTGCCAGTGCTGCGGCAACAGAAGCAGATACATCTGACAGACCAGGTATTGATAAAACACCATTAATGGTGGCATTTGCAGCTATTTCTAAATGATTAAATGACCCTGTCCCGCTTGCACTTATATTTGCAGAAGCTGTTATGTTAGAAAATAATACGTCGCTATTTGTTATAACAAAAGAACCAGTATCAGAATTTGTAACAAAAGAACCAGTATCAAAATTTGTAACAAAAGATCCGGTTTGATTGGACGTGATAATATTTATTGCCGAGCCAGTACCATCTGCAAAAGCACCGTTCTCCGTTTGGACTACACGTTGGTATGTGTCTTGTATATTCTGGCCTGTTAAATTGTCAAGAGCCATCTACGTAACCTTATTTTTTATATAAACCTTTGAGAACTCCTTTAATAACGTCTCGTTGTTTAGTCTCTGTTAATGGTTTATATTTTGTATATGTTGCAACTATTTTATTTAATCTATCTTTTTTAACATTTAAATTATTAATATTAATATTTTCACGTACTAACAATTTAAGTATATTTTTAACATGATCAATTTCTTGTTCTGTAATCTGTTGTTTAATGTTACTTACTTGAACTTTATTTTCTTGTATAACTGGTTGATTTTGTGATCGAACTTCAACAGTTACCTGTTTACTAGCCTGTACATCAAATTCTGATTTCCATGGTGTGAAATATGTATCTTCAGCAATAACTTCTAATCGTATATTACCTTTAGAACTTTCATCAATCAATCCTTTTAATTTTCTGATAGGTATTTCACATTTACCAGATTTATTAATAGTACCATTAAACATCAAACTATACTCTGATGTTTCTACTACGATTCTAGCAATAGAATTTGTTAGGCTCGCGCCTTCTATTTTGATATCACATTCAAATAATTCTGCTTTATCTGTAAATAATTTATACATGTATATTCTCCACGGTTAAATCTATTCCTAACACTTCTTTAATTACTAGTTCTATATCTTCAGCTTTCACTTCAATATCATCTCTAATAGTTTTTTGGCCGGAATATGTTTCTATACCTTTTACTTTACATACTAATTTTATAAATCGCTTCTTTTTATCAGGTGTTAACGCATCTAAACTTCTTTCAATATCACTGCCGGTGGTAACCGCCTTTAATACTTCTTCTACTAATAATACCTCTTCCCATGTATGAGGATTATTGTTCCATTTAAAGTTTGCTAAGTTCCATGTTATTTTAGTAGCCATTTTATATAAATATGCTTGTTAATGATATCCATTCAATAATTCTAGTAAATCATCTATCGCGCCATGTCTATGAGAATCTTCTAATACAGTTTTAAATACATATTTTGAATTTACTAATTTTGACATGTCATGATATGCAGAATAATTTTTATCTTTAAGATCTATTTGGTACGAATCACCACAGAATATCATTTTCGAATCTTTACCTAATCTACCAATTGCCATTGCCAATTGTGATCTAGTTAAATTTTGAAATTCATCTACAATTACAACAGCATTATCAAATGTACGGCCTCTAAAATGTGCCAATGAACATAATTCAATTGATTCATTTTTTTCCATAGATTCTAATTTATCCGGTTTATTATATACTTTACGCATATTTGATCGAATAGGTACGAGCCATGGCTCCATTTTTTCTTTTTCAGAACCTGGTAGGAAACCATTGTCTTCAGTAGCAATTGTTGGTCTAGTAATTACTATTTTATTATACTGACGTTTAAAAAATTGATCTAAAGCTACTTGTACCGCTAATAATGTTTTTCCGGAACCAGCTTTACCTACTATAAAATTAAACGGATGTTCTAAAATTTGAGTTTTTGCAGTTTTTTGTTCTGCAGATAATGATAATGAAAACCGAACTGCGCCTTTTGGTGGAGTTTTTTCTGTATTTGCTTTTGCCATCTCGTGACTCCTTTTGTTAACTATTTAATATAAATATCTAACAGCTCGCATATAACCAAAAAAAACCCTCCATAGTAGGAGGGCCTTTAATATTAATTAAATTTTAAATACTATACAGTATCTAAACCTTCAACATAAATTTTACCATAGAATTCAGGACGAACCATTTTCTTAGCATAACGAGTCATTACACCTTTTCTAGGAGTAAAGTTTTCAGGATCGTATACTAATGGTGTCATGATTAATGGAATATATGGAGAATATACAGCACCTGTTTCAAGGAACTGAGATCCACGATAACCCATTAATATGGCATTTTCAGTCATGTATGGATTTTTATAAACTTGGAATCTATTATTAATAGCTCCAACTTTTTGTACACCCATTGCAAACTGCATTTTATCGCCATCTGTATCAGCAGCATATCCTGGAATAGATTCTAGAATAGTTGCAACAGAAGGAGAACATACTAGGAAGTTAGCTCCACCTCTTAAAGTTAATTGGTGAATTTTATTCGAAACTTTTTGTACTTTAGTACCTAAAGTTTGGAACCATGTTCCTTGGTTATATGCTTGGGCATCTGCATTTGAATTAACAAATGAGTTTGAAGCTGCATCAAATGATTGACCAACTCTAGCAGACCATCTTTCAACTGTTTGAGCATTTTGAATTAACATGTCTAAAATTTCTAAATCAATTTCTTGCGAAACATATTCAGATAACATGCTAGTTAATTCAGCTTCAGCATCAATTGAATGATATGCATTTAAGTCTTGAGCAAATTCAGGACTCCAAACAGCCTTCAATTTACGTGTTTTGGCAACGATGGCCTCTGAACGCATTTGAAGATCAATTTCTGGAATATCTAATGCAGTTGAACTAGGAGATGCTTGGTTAGGAACTTTATTTCCTGCAATATCTTCAAAGTCACCTCTAGAAGTTACACCTGGTTGTTTATGATATATAACTTTTAATGATTGAAGATCGTCATCTCCATCAACTAAGAAATATACATAATCACCTGATGCACGAGTAAATTCTGGATAAACAGCATCGACACCTGTTCCATCAATATTAAATGCTCTTACGCCATTTACATCATATCCAGGAATCACATCTTTACCAACAGCTACAATATGAGGATTAGATCCATCAGCAACTACAGATGCAGAAAACTCAGAATTAAAGTTAGTAAATATATTAAATCCTACTTGCGTCAAATCTGTATTATCAGTAAACGTATTTGCAGTAGACCAAGAACCAGTTGCAATTTTACCGGTTGCTTTAGATGCTAAAGTTTCTATTGATGATGATACATCATTAATAGTGTATCCAAAACGTCCAGCTCCATAAAGACCTTCAGTAGCAGTATTTACATTACCTTTAGTGGCATCAGTTACACCAAATACAGAATCATCTTGAGATGTTCTAGCTTTACCAGTTAAGAAATCATTTCCACCTTCATTTCCATCAGTACCTTGCTTAGTAGCATATTTAAAGTCTAGATAAAATATCAGACCTGATGGTAAGTTCATTGGTTGTACAGAAACAAAGTCTTTTGCAGCAATTTCAGCAAAAATACGACGAACTAATGGTAGAGCTACCCCTGACCATTCTTCACCACTTCCAGCAGTATTTGTTACATTGGCTTCTGATACCAATTGCTTGGCTTGGTTCTCTAAAAGAACGGCCATGCCTTTTCTTTCAACCTCATTAGACATTCCTTCCAATAGGCCGGTCTTTTCCCACTTGCGTTCAAGTGCGATTGCTGCGGCATTTTGGTTGGCTTGAGCATTTTGAGGTAATAATGAATTTATATTCATTTTCCTTTCCTTTTTACAGATTAGCTAACTTCTTCCATCTAGACGTCAAATCATTACCTTCAGAAATTACTTTCCTAGGTGCTGTTGAACGACTAGCTTTTGAAGCATAGCTTTCTTTAATTGATCTTTTTGTTTTACCAGTCAATACAAATGATTCAGATAATGTAGCAAAAACTAATTTTACTTCACGAATTGATGAAGCTCTGTCAAAGTTTTCAATTACTTTCATTTTCTGAGATTCGTTCATTGAATGATTTTTAAACAATTTGTTTGAGAATAATAATTTTGCATTAAGAAGATTAACTTCATTAATTTTGCTTTTTAAGAATCGAATAACGTTATACGCTTCTTTAAGATCTTTAGCAGCATCACCATCATCAACACCGGCAGTGTCTTGAGCTTCGTCTACGTCTTCTTTTTCAGCTTCGTCTTCTTCTCTTAAAGCATTAATGATTTCATCAATAGAAATATCTTCATCTACGTCAGCTGCAGCTTCTTCATCATCGCCTTCACCTTCTTTCAACTTTCCTTTACCAGGATCGTCTTGATCAGATGATGATGCTTTTTTAGGACTTTGGCCATCACCATTTCCTAATCCAGTTGATGATGATGCTTCTTCTAGATCGACATCTTCTTCCTCTCCTTCAGCTTCATTCATTTCTGATTCTAATTCTTTGATAATTGCTTCTAATTCTAGATCTTCATCTTGCTGATCATAATCGTCTTCTTCAGCTACTGGTTCCTCAGCGGGGATTTCATCTTCTACAGGAGCTTCATCTTCAAATTGAAGTGCTTCTGCAGCAAATTCGTCTTCCACTGGTGGTTCCTCAACTGCAACTGGTTCAGCATCTAATTCTGGTTCATCTAAACCTTCTTCTTCAGCTAATTTGGCAGATAACATTGATTGTAATCTAGGAGTAAAAGCTTCTTCTAATGCAATTTTAGCATTAGCAAGTGCAGTTTCTCGTACGGCTTTCGCGTCTGCAATTGCTTCTTTTAATAAATCATTTGCCATGATTTGTTCCTCTTATTTAATTTGGAAATAAAGCTATTCAGAGCTTTAATAGAAAGTACATTTGTACTTATTTAGATATAATTCGAGTGACCGATTATTGAAATACGGTATCGTTAACATTTATATATATGCAGTAATTTACAAAAACATTCGTTTATAACGTAAAAAAGTGCCAAATGGCACAATTTTTACTGATTTTGGTCATCTAACCATTGATAATATTTAGCTCGATCAACTTCTTCTTTTCGTTTTTGACCTTTAGATTTAAATTCTTTACGATTTTTCAAATCTTCCATCTTTCCAGATTCTTTTAATTCTCTTTTAAACGCCTTTAAAGCTGAATTAATATCTCCTTTTGGATATTGTTTGGTCGATAATACTTTAACAGCTATACCCGCACCAGGTATAATACTCATGAAATGTTTGTTTTGTTTACTCATGTAACTTATTTTATTTTAATATTAATTGTTAATATAACAAATATATTTCAAATAACCTAATCTTCTCTAAGAGATTCGCCTATCTTATAATAACGATTTAATACAGTACCCATATCTTCATATGCCGATTCTAGTCGTTGTTGCATTGAACTCATTTCAGTTGCAGTCTTTTCAAAAACTTTATATGCTTCATTCATTTGTTTCATATGACGTGATGTTGTAACATTATCAAACCAGTGTTCCGTTTCTGATAAAGTCACCTTTTCTGCCCGTTCTACTACGCTTTTTAACGTCTCTGCAACTTCTTTTAATCTACCCGAACCATATACCATCTCACCTAACTTATGAAAGTTACCAACTGCTTCTAAAAATGCATCACGATCTTCTTTAGTCATTTTTGGTTCGTCAGTTTCTCCTAAATATTTTTCATTTAAGATATGTTTCATTAATTTGTTTTCATATTTGTTCATTATATTTCTCCTAGTTATACAGTAAAGGTATCTCGGTTAGTAAGGTCTTGTTTTCTATTTAACATTTTTCCCATAGCCGCTACTTGTTTTTCTGCTCCTTGCATATATCTAGCAACTTGATTTTGTAATTGTTGATATTGAGGGTCACCTGTCTCTTCATCTTTGGCTTCTAACGCAGTACTTAATTCTTGTTGAAAATCTTCCATAGCTGTTAACAAGCCATTTGTCTGCTCAATAAAGTATGCATAATCAATTGGCTCTGATTGTTCGTTTATTCCCTTTGCACTTTGGTATGCAGATTTCACACTATCTAATGTAGGTAATTTATCGCCAAACTTTCTATTTTCAAATCCAGGCGTACTTTCTAATAATTTTTTTAATTTCATATCTAAAACTCCGTTATGATATCAGTTATTATTCGTTCTACTTTCGCAAATTTGTTAGTAGTAGCAGACCCTTTAGATTCGTTTACTGGGGATAAAAATGCTCCATGAGTGGATGGATTAGAAACAAAGTCAAATGCAATTAATTCAAAGTCTGGTTGTACCTCTAATGTATCTCCACCTTCTCTCATTACTTCTTTAACAGATCCCATTCCTCTAGAGGATATACCTAACCGGATTCCAGATTTGAAAAGTTCCTTTAATATATTTCCTGCAGGCGTTCCTAATACTTCTACTTTACCTACTAAGTCATCGCCTTGCCATCCCATTTCTAAGACGTTATGAGATACGTTATTTAAATTAACAACTGATGAATCTGGGTGGTCTAATTCTCCTAATGCACGTCTTTCTTTAATAAATGTCCCTGCATAATTAGCAGCTTCTCGCATTAACGTTTCTTTAGGATAAATTCTTCCGTTTTGGTTTTTTGCTTCCGCTCTCTGAAGAACTCCCTTTACAATTAACTTACCATTATTTTGAGTTAATGATTCATTTATTGCTTGAGGTGATACTTCAAATACTGTATAATCTACTAATAATTGCTTATCCATTATTTTCCTTTATTATATAGTCCTGAATTTATAAAAGCAACATGTTGGTCATATCGCTTTCTTTCATCCGCATATTTACGTTTTTGTTCTTGTAAAGTTAAATTTTTATTTTCTTTAGCCTTTACGAATTGCTGCCAAGTTCGATTTAAAATCATGATGATAACTCCTTTAATCTATGTGCAACACGTAACATACGTTCATTAATTTTTGCAAATCGTTTTCCTGTCGCTTTCCAAAAATGACCAGATTGTACACCCATTTCAGTTTTTAAACGTAAATTATTAGTAACAATTTTTTCCATCTCTGCTAACATTTTGTTAACTTCCATAATACCTCTGTTAACTTTTTGCTGAGGGGTAGATGTAGGATCTTTCTTATAATCGCGGTAAGATACTTCTTGAAGTTCTTCCATGGTTGCCATCATTTTCTTATAAGTACTTTCAAAATGTTTATCAGCTGTTTTTGTTTTTTTATAATCGAATACTTCGGCATTATCCTTCTCATCTTCTTTACGTCCAAAAGCATGAGGTGTTTTTACAGGACCTTCACCGCCATCCATATTTCCGGTTACGTTAGCTTCATCCAATTCTTCATCTTTAGCAGCCTTTTTCATCGGTTCTTTTTTATCACCATCGCCGTCTATATCTAAATAATCTGGTTTAGATTTTTCTTCTTTAAAAAATTGTTTCATTTCATCTAGCAATTTCATATAATATCCTATTGTTGTCTTTTAAGTACATATATTACTGAACTAGTTCCGCCGGTAATTTTTGATACAGATAATTCATGTAATCCTATAGCCAGTTCATCTACACGAATTTTGCCACCCCCAGATAAACTAGCAGTAGCTCCGCCATGTGACTTTACCATAATAGCGCCGTAACCATACATTGATCCAGTGAAGTCAACTTGACCGCTGTTATATTCATATACTTCATAATATCGACCTGGATGTCCTAATGTTCTAAATTGACTCATTATTTAGTTCCTATATTTTTAAGTTCGTTAACTAATTCATAATATCGTAGCATTGTTAACACATCTTTATCTTGTATAGTATGTTGTTTAGACAGTTTATTTAATAAGTTAGAAACTTCTGTCAATTTGATACGAATTACTTTGCTAGGAATAGACGGTTTTAATTTTGAAATTATATTTTTTAAATTCAATGTTTCAGTTAACACATATTTTTTTAATTTAACTGAATTTGTAACATTATTGATATACTCACGCAACATATGTTTCTGAGATTCATTTAATTTAGAATATTTTTCATTAAATTTATCAACAACTAATTTTGACGCTAGCATACGCACATCTTTATGTTCAGAAGCTAATGTCGGTTTTGACTCAACAATTTTGGTCTTAGTTTGTATATGCTCTATTAATGCAAATTTACTAGCTACATATTCAGCCGGATCATCTGCTTCAGCAAATTCAAATAATTTATATGTAGTTGCATGTGCTTTATAATTTATAATGCGTGATTTAAAAAACTCATCTAAATTATATACAGCTTTTAATTCTTTAATTAAATTATATTTATCTCGACGTAATTGAGTTTCGTTAAGTTGTCTACGAGTTCTTATCACTGCATCTAAGAATTTTGATGCTTTAGATTCTGATAAAAACTTTTCTTGAGCTATGGTACGATATAATTTTAATTCTCTAGCCAATTCCGAATTAGAATTAAAATGCTTTTTTATTACGCGGAGCGCTTTTGAATTTTTATTATTCATTGTATCCGAAGCCACTTGTCGTACGAGTAATTCAAATATAATACCGGTATTTTTAACCTTGGAATGTTTTATTCGTTTCATGAAAGTTCGCCCTGTATAATCATACTTTTTAATAAATATGCTATAGTTTTAGAAATCAATATATAATTAATCCTCAATTAATTGTGATTCATCTAACATTGTACCTGAATCCGGTTCTTCGGTTTCTTTTAACAACGTCTGTTTTATAATTTTTGATGATTTCATTGAATTAATTAACGAATTAATTTGTATGTTTTCTGTACTTAATGGCGATCCTCCTCTATACTGATGCTGTAATGGAGACTTATCTGTGGATAATGATTTACCTAATGCTTTAATAGCTAATGGATCTCGGCCATGGGGTGATTCATGTGATCCCCAAGACTGATGTTCTGGAGGGCGACCTGTCCCAGCAACATGTTCTTGTTCTTGGCCTGGCAATAACCCGTCTTTATTAGCCACATGCATTGAAGCTATATCATGAGGAGTACCAAATGATTGATTAGTCTTTTTAGGATCATTACCTTCTGACTTAATTTGTTCTTTTCGGAAGTCTTGTTTTAAATCTTCAATTACCTGTTCTTGCTCTACTCGCCATTCATTTTGACTCAATCCAAATACATTTTCATATATCCATCGCTGTGAGAATAAAGTAGATTCTTTCATATTTGTAGCTAATCCAATCTTGCTTTCTAAAATTTCAACTTTCTGTTTTTCATATACAATTGATGGATTAGTTAAAGATAATTCAAAATCAACTAAATCTGCATCTTTATAGCCTTGCGTATATAAATGTACAATTGCAATTTTAGTTAACTCTGATACAAATATTTTTTGTATACGTTCAATTGTTCTTGCAAATCTTACATCCTCGGCTGCTAAAGTTGCTTTACCTTCAACACCCTCATCATAACCTAAAAATGCTTTTGGTATTTTTAAAGCTGCAAATAATTTATTTTTTAAATAATCAATATCTTCAATTTGACCTTCTGATGATAATCCTGGCAATGCTTCAATTGATGTACCAGACTCTCCTCCACGTACTGGCATGAAATAATCTTCAATCATATTTTGCATATTAAATTTAAGATTATAATCTCCAGTTTTTTCATCTATATAAGGAACTTTTTTCATTTTATTAACAATTCCCTGAATATGATTATCTACTTCAGCTGGTGGTATATTTCCTACGTCGATTTTAAATATTCTACGTTCCGGTGCTCTCATTATACGATGTATTAACATCGCATCTTCCATAAGAGTTAATTGTTTAAATATTTTACGCGCAGGTTCTATCATTGATTTACCATACGGTAAAAAGTTTGTATCAGATAATAATCGAAAATGTGCTATCTCAAAAGGTTCAAATTCTTGCATCACGCCTTGGTTACCACGTCCATAATTATGAGAGCCGCCACCATGAGTATTTTGTAATGAAAATTTATATGCATATGGATTTTCTTCATCAAACCCTTCTTCTCTTATAATTTCATATGCTGACATTGGCATTACATTAACAATACCGATTTCTTCTTCTATATCCAAATGTAAATAAAAATCGCCATATTTACATGCGTTACGAATCCATGGCCATAAATTATAATCTATATTTAATATATCATAAAATAAATTTCTTAAAATTTTACGTACTTCATCATTTTGAGATGTGATAGTCAAAGTATCTCCGTCGGCATCTTTAACAGTAGATTCGTCAGCGTATATATCTAAAGCAGAAGATAAAATAGGGTCCATGTCCATACCTTCATAATCTGTAAATAATTCGATTTTTGATGTATGAAATGATTGGTTTTGGTTATATGTACCAAATCCTGGTGATCCGCGGTGAACGCCGGAAAATCTATCCACATAACGTTTATTACTTAAATTTCCTGTTGATTGTAATCTATTTGCATCAACTGCTTTTAGTCTGTTTTTTGAGATTCTACGTACAACTACATTGGTTGCAAATAATCTACTTAATCGTGCTCTTAACGAAGTATCTGTCATAATTTACCTATATAAATA